ATGTGTGTTCTGGCGGAGAGGGAGGGATTCGAACCCTCGGTACAGTAAACCCGTACTCTTCCTTAGCAGGGAAGTGCTTTAAGCCGCTCAGCCACCTCTCCAGTTTAAATATTTATCGGAGTTAAATACATACTTAATATTTTTACGATAAATATTCATTATGTACAAATCTCACATAAACACTATAAACATAGAAGTCACAGATCGATGCAATGCAGAATGTCCAGCATGTCCTAGAAACATGGCAGGTGGACCTGTAAAACCCTATGTAATGAATCAAGAACTTAGTGTAGATTATTTTAAATTAATAGGACCGGAGTTTTTATCTCAAATAAAGTGGTGGAACTTTTGTGGGACAAAAGGCGATCCTAGTTCTGCACAAGATTTATTTGAAATAATAGATTATTTGCTAGAATGTAATCCTGAAACCATGATAGAAATACGAACTAACGGTGGTGCAAGAAATACAGACTTTTGGAAAAAAATAGGAAACAGATTTAAAGGTACAATGTGTGCAGTAGCATGGAGTATAGACGGCTGGGAGAATACAAATCATATATATAGAAGAAATGTAAAATGGAAAAAAGTTAAAGAGAATCTACATGCATATCTTTCTACTGGTGCAAGAACTCTGTGGGAATTTAATAAGTTTGCACATAATATGGAAGACATGCCTGTTATAGAGTCTTTTTGTAAAAGACATAATATACATTTTTTGCCTAGAGAGCCATTCGGGTTTGAGAATAATGCGGACCAAGGTAATGCTAAAGAACGATATAGAAGCATGCCTGTTTACAAAGCCATTGATGAGAATACTGCTGTTTTAGAATATGAAATTTTTCCTTATAATGCAAGTAAAGAAAATTTAATATCGGATCACCCTAAAAGTCTTAAAAAAGAAGAATTTCTAAGTGGTGTGTTTGACCCTAATAATTATATACATTTAAAGAATACAGATGTCGAAATTCAGTGTGAAACTTCTGCTGAATTATGGCGGCAAGAAGTTTTTATGGATTCTAACGGTATGATATTACCTTGTTGTTATATCGCATCAAAATATGTTATGGGAGATAAACAGTTAAAGGACATGTTTGATCCTATCAAAGAAGAATTGATAGTTTCAAAGAACAACACAATATATGATGTACTTAATCATAAATTATTTAAAAAAACTATGCCGGATGCTTTATCAGGCAAAATGAACGACGATGTAGGCTATTGTATTACATGCGTCCACCATTGTAAAAAGCGATAAATAGTGTTATGCCAAGATTAAGTTTATGGAATCCAGTTAAAACCAATGACTTCAACTTTATAGATAGAATAGTTGGAGAACATATCTTTGCGGGTGGTACAGGCGTACATATTCACAAATATATGGGTATTCAAGATACTGAAGCAACAGGTGATCCTACGAGACCCGGAGGACCAGGTGGCGGCGAAACATTTATACAAGATTTGCTGTTTTTAGAAAACAGAGACAGAAAATATAGCGAAGATATATACGAATTACGTGGACAATACAATATAGGCGATAACGATTCGTTTGATTTAACACAATTTGGTATGTTCTTAGCAAACGATCAAGTGTTTATGAATTTCCATATAGAAAGCATGGTAGAAGCAATAGGCAGAAAACTTATGCCTGGAGATGTATTGGAACTACCTCACTTACGTGATGATTTATTATTAGGTAGTGATGATGCAATAAACAGATTTTATGTAGTAACAGATGGTGCAAGACCAAGTGAAGGATTTGATCCTCGTTGGTGGCCTCATTTGTGGAGAGTAAAACTAGGACCAATTACAGATTCTCAAGAATACAGAGATATACTTGGTACTGGTGAGGAAGAAGGTGACTTAAGAAATCTTATTAGCACATACGCAGATGAAATTACTATAAGTGACAAACTTGTTGAACAAGCAGAACGTGATGTGCCGTATGATCCTCAATATAGACAAAAAGCACATTTATACTTTGACGAAAAAGCAAAAGGTAAGCCAATACTAGACTTTGGTGATGGCGATGGAACAGCACCTAATGGAGCAACTATTGTAGGTAGTGGCGAAACATTTCCTATTAGTGGTGTACAAGACGGGGCATACTTTTTGCGTACAGACTTTGCACCTAATAGACTATTTCAAAAGAGTGGCAATAGATGGCTTAAAGTTGAAACAGACAGTAGAGGTGCTTGGGCGGCCGCAAACAAAATACTTACAGGGTTTATTAACAACGATAATATTGTTACACTAGGCGACGGAACTAAGACGCCAGAAAAAGTTAACCTTAGTAAAGTTGTTAAACCTAAAACGGATAACTAATGGCAGGCAAGAATTTAGATTATTGGTACGACGAGCAGATTAAACGATATCTGTTACAACTTATTCGTATCTTTTCAAACTTTAAAGTTAAAGAAAATACCAAACACGGAGTGAACTACAATCGTGTTCCTGCAAGGTATGGTGATAGTAGTAGAATGGTTGCAAGTATATTGCGTAATAATTCAGAAAATGTTATTAACAGTGCGCCGTTTATTGCAGTGACTATTCAAAGTTTACAACCTGCTAGAGATAGAACGCATGAACCTTTTTTAGTAGATACTAATCAAGTTGCTGAAAGACACTTTAATGAGGATTCAGGAACATATACTAGTGAACAAGGAAATCTATACACTACACAAAGATATATGCCAGTTCCGTATAATCTAACTATACAAGTTGATATATGGACTACAAACACAGATACTAAATTGCAAATAATGGAACAAGTATTAGTATTATTTAATCCTAGTATTCAATTACAATCAAACAGCAATCCATTAGACTGGACGAGCGTATTTGAGGTTGAATTAACTGATATCAATTGGAGTAGTAGAAGTATACCTGCAGGTGTCGATGAACAATTAGATATTGCAACATTAAGTTTTGCTGTACCTATTTGGATTAGTCCGCCGGCAAAAGTTAAAAAGCAAACAATAATTCAACAAATTATTGCAGATGTGCATAGTGTTAAAGATATTGCTTCGCTAGGGTTTGATCCTGACATACACGATTTCTTTGGTGCTATACAAGATACTGCTGAAATAGTAATTACGCCAGGAGACTTCTTTTTACAAATAGATGGTGCTAATGCGGTGTTATTAGATAGTGCAGACAATGGTCAATCGTGGAATGATTTAATCGAAATGCAAGGTACATTGTCGTCAACTAGCAAGTTGAAAATTAATATATCGAATGATTCTGACAATGAATTAAATATGCTAACAGGCACTATTACAGAGAATCCTCTAGATTCAAGTAAGTTAATTTTTAATTTAGATACAGACACACTACCTACTAACAATTTAAATCCTTTAAATAAAATAATCAATCCTAGGTCTAATTATCCTGGAGACGGCACATTAGATGTTGCAACATTAGGTCAAAGATATTTAATTACAGAAGATCTAGATGCAGATGCATGGCCTAATTGGGGTATAGATGCTTCAGAAAATGATATTTTAGAATACGACGGAACTAAATGGATTATATCTTTCGATGCCAGTAATAGAGCCGGTGGTGATTATATTCTTAATAACTATACTAACAAGCAGTTTAAATGGGACGGTGACAGTTGGATTAGTAGTTATGAAGGTGTATATCGTCCAGGTTTTTGGAGATTAGTACTTTAAATGAGTATAACAGCGGCAGGAGTTGTTTTTCTTGCTAAAGACACCGGAAGATGTTTATTACAATTACGCAACTCAGATAAAAAATTTAATCACACTTGGGGATTTTGGGGAGGCATGATCGAAAAGGGTGAGTCTCCTTATGATTGTATTGTAAGAGAATTACAAGAAGAAATTGGTGTAGTCCCAGAACTACAAAAACTAAATCCTATAGATGTTTATCAGAGTAAAGATAAAAACTTTTACTATTATAGTTTTGTATATGTAGTAGATAAAGAATTTATGCCGCCAAAACTTAATGGTGAAAGTGCAGGGTATGCCTGGGTAAACATAGGTCATTGGCCTAAGCCTTTGCATAATGGTGCAAAAAATACACTATATAAAAACGGTGGTACTGATAAACTGTTTACTATTCTAGATATTCATTCTGAATAAATAATACTATGAGCAAAGGCGAAGTAATAGATTTTACGGTCTTGCGAATACAGAATGAACTTGATAAATTTAGACGCACTAAAACTATTCCACACACAATCTTAGAAGGCACATATGACATAGACGAAATAAATGACGTCTATTATAATAAGTTGCCGGTTAAGTATCAAAAAATTGCAAGTCAACTGCTAACACAATACAAAAAACACATAAACGAAAACATAGTTAGTTTAAAGTTAGCATTGAGAAAAGATTATACTAAGTGTATGAGTACTCTTGCAACAGATAGCGATAGTTTTAGATTTTCTAATTTAATAACTAGATATCGTAAAGATATCAATCCAATCAAGGCTTTGTATTACGAGACTAGGGAAATACAAAGAAGATTTGATCCTACAAATGAGCATCATGCGTGGGTTAAAAGTATTGTGACTGATATATCGTATAATAATATTATATTAGATGCTTTGGCCAAAGACATAAAAGCACTTGAAAGAATAATTAAACGTTATTACTATCCTATTACCAAAACAGAAGGTATTCCTTTAGAATTAGTTCATGCTAAACTTATGGTAAAGGATTTTAGATTTTACTATACTGTGTTCGAAGAAATAAGAACATGGGATCCAGAAACTTAATTATTTAGAAGTTTTTCTATCAACACCATCCCAATCACCTTTTGGCATTGGACGACTTATTCGCTCGGCATATAAATCTGCAAGTGTATCGTTCCAACCATGATCTTTTATAATTTTGATTTGATGAGCACAATCGCTCCACAGTCGGTCTTGGTAATAATCAACCATGCGTTCAATTGTTCTTGCATACTTGTGATTATCTAATATAGTATAAATCTTAACTGGTTCCGATTGGCCTTTAACAGCAATCTTATCCAACATTACTGTGCCTTCAACACGTTCAATTTGTTTAAGTGTGTGTTCAGTAAACATAAAGAATACACCATACTCTTTAGTTTGTGCTTCTAACCTCGCCGCGAGGTTAACACTGTCTCCGAGCACTGTGTAGTCGAATCGCTGGTCTGACCCCATGTTACCAACAACAGCATCGCCGCTGTTAATACCAATACCAATACTGAGCTCAATGAGTCCTTGTCCACGTAATTCCTTATTTAATTTTGCCAATGCTGGTTCCATAGCCCTGGCTGTATC